ACCGTGATCTGGTTCGTGCAAGCCGTGGGCGAGTGGTTCCACGTGATCGATTGTCTTGAGGCGAGCGGGGCCGGGGTGGAGTTCTACGCATCGGCGCTGCAAGAAAAGAAGTACGTGTACCGGCGGCACGTGTGGCCGCACGACGGCAAGGCCAAGGTGTTCGGCCCGCAAGAGACGCGCCAGCAGATCGGCGAGCGGTTGCTGATGCCCAAGCCGGAAGTGCTGCCCGTGGGCGACCTGCGGGACGGAATCCAGGCGGCGCGGAGTATTCTCAAGCGCTGCAAGTTCGACCGGAAGCGTTGCAAGGACGGATTGTCGGGTTTGCGGAGCTACCGCCACCAGTACGACCAGGAGCACAAACGCTGGCGGAACGAGCCGGAGCACGATTGGGCAAGCAACTTCGCCGACGGATTCCGCACGCTTGCGGTGCATTTCAGGGGACCGGGGGGAGTTAAGCGCCCAAGCTCCGGCATGGGCGGAGCAAGTTCCGGCAAAGATCACCCGTTCTAAGGCCGCGATTGTAACTACAAAGGCGCCACAAGGTAGGCTCATCGCAATCCCCCTCTCACACGGAAGTGAGGAGCCATGGCAGCGAAAACCCCAGCACCCCGCAAGTTCGGACGCAAGAGCGGCCCGCAGCCCCGCAAGCCCGCGCCCGCCGCGGCGGAACGCGCCATGGAACCGGCGATGGAGCCCAGCGGCGGCGCCCCGGACGGGCCACACGCGAAGGACCTGGCGTTGATGCGCTCGCGGTACAAGATGGTGGTGGAGCGGGAATCCGAGTTGCGGGAAATGATGCGCGGCGACCTGCGCGCCCGGTTGGGTCAACTCTTCGACGATAAGGTGCGGAAGGCGCGCAAGGACAAGGAGCGGCCCGTTGTCGAAATCAACAAGTTTCCGCAATACGAGCATCAGATCACCGGCGAAATCCGGCAAAGCGAGCCCGTGATCGTGATCGAACCCGGGGACGGCGAGGGACACCGGGAGGTCGCGGCGGCGCTGCAGGGGCGCATCCGGCACATCCATGCCAGGAGCAAGGCGAAGAGTGCGCGGCTAACGGCCGTGGAAAACGCGTACCGCACGGGGCGTGGGCACTATCGCGTCATCACGCGCGCCGGGGCGGGCGGAAAGGAGGAGATCCGGATCGAGCGGGTGCGCAATCCGTTATCCGTGTACATCGACCCGCTGGCGAAGCAGGCCGACCGGTCGGATGCGCGGTGGGGGTTTGTGATGGTGGAAATGGAGGCGGACGAGTTCAAGGACGAGTTTCCGCAGGCCGACGGCGCCGGCCTCGATCTGGCCGCCGATGGCGACCTGAGCTATTGGATCGACGGCCGGACCGTGCGGGTCGGCGAATACTTTTATTGCGAGGGCGAGCCCGGCGAAGAGGATTGCGCCTGGACGTGGTGGAAGACGAATGGCCGCGAGGTGCTTGAAGAGGAGCGCTGGCCGGGGCTGTGGCTGCCGATCCTGACCGTGGTGGGGGACGAGATCGACCTGGACGGGAAACTGATCCTGGAAGGGGGAATCCGCCATGCCAAGGTGCCGATGCAGATGCTCGGTTATGCGCGTTCGACGGAAGTGGAATCGCTTGGACTCACCGTCAAGCGCAAGATGCTGGTCACGCCCACGATGATCGAAGGCTTTTCGGTCGAGTGGGCGAACGCGAACACCAGCGCCGAGTTGGCCTTGCCCGTGAATCCCGATCCCCTGATGCAAGGCGGGTGGCCCAAGGAAATCTTCCCGCGGGGCCCGGACACGGGGGCCATGGCGCTCGGGGGCACGGCGAGTCAGGATCTTCACGACGCGACGGGGATGCACCCGGCCAACCTCGGGCAATCCGGCCCCGAGCGCTCCGGCGTGGCCATCGGGCGGCGGCAGATGGAAGGCGACACGGGGAATTTCCTTTTCACGGACAATCTCGCTGTGGCGATGGAGCACGAGGGGCGGATCTTGCTCGACCTGATCCTCAAGGTAGACGTGGCCGGGTTGGAAGAGGAGATCAAGGCTGGGACAGCGCTGCTCAAGACGGTGCAGGAGAACGGAAAATCGAGCGTTGTGCGGCTTGCAAGGCACGTGGGCGAGCCGCAAGCCAGGTTCGAGGCGAACGATGTCAACGGGAAGCCCGAGACGTTTTTCGATCCCACGGTTGGGTGTTACGAGGCATCTGTCACGACGGGGCCGGCGTTCGCTAGCCGCCGCCAGGAAGCCGCGGCGGGCATGGCGGAAGTGTTCAAGGCCGCGCCGCTGCCATTCCTGCAAGTGGCCGGGGATCTGCTGATCGAGTTGCAGGACTGGCCCGGCGCCGACCGGCTCGCCAAACGCTTCCAGCACTTGCTGATGCCCGCGATCCAGCAGGAAATCGAGGGCGGCGATTCCGGCGACAGCGCCCAGCAAGGGCGGCAGGCGCAAGCCATGCTCGCGAAGCTCGCGCCCGCAATGCAGATGATGCAGCAGCAGCTCGCCATGGCACAGAAGGCCCTCGCCGACCGGAACGCCGAGATGGCGCTCAAGCACATGAAGATCATGCTCGATTATCAAGCCCAGGTGATCGAGGCCAAGGGGAACGTGGAGGCCGCGCAGCTCAACGCCATGGGCCACATGGGCCGCGAGTTGGCCCGCGGGGTGGCGACGCGGCATGCTGCGGCTGGCGGCGGGGCCGGAATGCCGATGGCGGGGGGAATGCCCGGCCTCGAGCCCGCCATGCTCGACGCGGGCGATCCGGCGGGGCAGGCGGATTTGCCGCTGGACGAGGGCGAGTTGCCGGGGCAAGCCGATACGTCCGCGGAAGACGCGGGGGAAGGGGCGCCGCCCGTTCCGGGAATGTAGCGGGTCGCGCAATTTTACAAACGAAAATGCAGAACACCTCTCACGGACGAGGACACGATGGAACCGAAAGGGACGGACACAGGCAAGACGATGCCCGGGATTACGACCGGGACGGCAGGCAAGGCCCCGCCAATCACGGCGGCGGAGGCGATCGCGCGGGAGGCGGCCGACGATGCGGCCGCCGCGGCGGCCGGGGGAGTCGAGGCCGGGGCCGAAGGCAGCGAGGGTGTCGAGGAACCGGGCGCGGAGGCTTTGCCCGGCGCAAAAGGGAAGGCGAAGCCCCGCACGCCGGCGCAGCGGATCGCCGAGTTGAACACCGATAACCGCAAGCTCGCGCTGGAAAACGCCCGCCTCTCCGGGATTGCCGAGGGGTTCAAGCAGGCGCGGGGCGAGGGGACGGGAAGTGGCACGGCCAAGAGCGCCGAGGACCCGGCCGCCGCGAAAGCGGGGGCCGATCCGCGCCCGAAGTACGAGGATTTCCTCAAAGAGGAAAACCCGTCTGAAGCGCTCGCGGTCGCGCTTGGCTCGTGGAGTGCGCGGCAGGAGTTCGGGCGGCTCAGAGCGGCGGAAGCGGAAACCGACAAGGTCGCGCAGACCCAGCAGACGCGGGAGGCGCTCGTGGATGGCTTCCGCGAAAACTGCGCGGCGTTCGCCGTGGAACATGAAGACTTCGCGGAGGTCGTGGGCGCGGCGGAAGATTTAGAGTTGAGCGCGCTGGGTACGGAAGCGTTGCTTACGTCCGAAGTGGCGGGCGCTGTCACCTACCACCTGGCGCAGCATCCGGAGGAAATGGCAAAGCTCGTGGCGCTCCCCCCGCCCCAGCAGGTGCGGGCGCTGGGGCGGCTCGAAGCGAGGTTGGCCCCCGGAGACGGCGGTGGGGCGGGGAATGGTGGGGACGGGGACGAACCGGGCGTCGAGGTTCCCACGCCCCCAGCGCGGAAACCGATCAAACCGTTGCGGGGCGCGGCCGGAGCCGGGCCGGTGGATATGCGGCGCCTGGCCGAAACGGACTCGGCGGCCTACATCGAAGAATTGAACCGGAAAGAACTGGCGAAGCACAAGTCGGCGCGCGCAAAATAAGCGCTTTGACACGATGCCCGAAACGTGCGACGGTGCGAATAGTGGCACCCTCGCAAGGCAGTGGAACGCAAAGGCTCAGCACCGGGGCCGGGATGGACGGGACCGACACCCGCTAAAAAAGCCGCACGGTGCTTCGCCCCAGGGCTAAGGGGCGCGCAGGACGGGACCGACACCCGCTAAAAAAGCCGCCAGCCCATCGATAGTGTCCAGTCAGGGATCAGGACACGGTCGTACCAGAATCCCAAACCTAGTCACAAGGTTTCCTGGCAAGGACGCCAGAGGCCCCGGCCCCTCGTCGACGCTCCGGCGTCGACGGCGCGCGGCCCGCCTCCCTGTCCCCCAGGAGCGATTCTGAGGGCATGGAGCCATGAAACTCGCGGCAATTCTGCTGTCGATCGCGGCGCAATTCGCGGTCGCCCTGCTGCTGATCGCCCTCGGGGCGTTGCAGCGGTTCGCGTACGTGTTCGTTTTCCCGCTCGAAGGCGAGACGGTTTTCGCCACCAACACGATCCTCACGCCCAGCGAAATCGCGGGCGTGTTCCTGCAAAAGTTGGAAAACAACATGGTGTTCGGCCGGACGATCAACCGCCAATATGAGGCGAATTTCGGCGGCAAGAAAATCGGCGACACCATCACGGCGCGTTTGCCGAGCCAGTGGACGGTGCGGACGGGCCTCGCGCTGTCGCCGCAGAACGATCAGGAGACGAGCGTCCCTATCAAGATCGATACCAACAAGGGCGTGGATATCCTGTTCAGCATGAACGAGCTTAATTTGAGCGTCGAAGAGTTCGTGCAGAAAGTGCAGATCGAGGACCGCGCGTCCGACCTGGCGGCGGCGATCGAAGCGGATCTCGCGTCGATGTACGCGGACGTGTACAACTTCGTCGGCACGCCCGGCACCACGCCCGCTACGTTCCTCGCCCTCGGTGCGGGCATTAAGCGCCTCAACAAGCTGGGGGTGCCCGCCAGTCCGCGCCAGTTCGTGGTCGACCCGGACGCCGATATTTCAATGAAAGACGCCCTGAAAGGGGTGTTCGTGTCGGAGGTCGCGGGCAACGCAATCGAGGATGCGCCGTGGACGTTCCCTGTCGTGGGCGCAAAACCGTGGATGTCCCAGCTCATTCCGACGCATACGTGCGGGACGGGCACGACCACGGGCGGCACGCCGGTGATGAACGGGGCCACCCTCGACGGCGCCACGCAGCTCGTGACGAATGGCTGGACGGCGGCCAAGACGCTGAAAAAGGGCGACGTGTTCACCGTGGCGAGCGTGTACATGGTGAATTCGCAGACCCGGGCCAAGACGACCGACCTGCAGCCTTTCGTGGCGACGGCGGATTGCGTGGCGGACGGCGCGGGCAACATGACCATCCCGATCGCGCCCACGATCAAGCTGGCGGGGGCGTACCAGAACGTGGATACGCTGCCCCTGACTGCGGCGACGATCACGCCGCTCACGGGCACGGCCTCCGTGGGCTACGCGCAAAACCTGGTGTACCACCGCGACGCCTTCGCGCTCGTGACGGTCAATCAGGAGTTGCCGCCCAACGTGTGGGCCGCCAAGGCCGTGAGCAAGTCCGGACTCTCGCTCACGATCATCAAGCAATACGACATCAACACGCACACGATGCCCTGCCGGATCGACGTGCTGTACGGCAAGAAGGCGATCCAGCCGCGGAGCGCGTGCCGGATTTCCGGGTAAGCGCCCTGCGGGGCAAGAACCCGCGGCCCGCGTGCAAAAAAGAAGCGCGCGGGCCGCATCGGCTGCCTGGGCGACCGGGTATTCAGCAGCACTCGCAGGGAGCGGGAACCATGAAGCTTTACAAACGGCTGGT